ATTTGATTAATTTAGTTAACCGATTAACAGCCAGTAACTACGCTGTTTGCGCTTTATGTTACTCTGTTCGACACGTTCATCTAGCCAAATGATGAACATGTAACATGAAATAGTGCCGAATCATTTCATGCTTGCCTGTAAAATTTTGTACTACTAACCTTTCCTGATTAGTTCCGGTTGCTAGTCGGACAGAACAGAAGAATAAATCTTCAACCTGGTTCTGAGAAGCGTGCTTATTTGAACTGTTTAAGCATTATCAGTTGTGGCTCCCTCAGCATCAATGTCATCAGTCATTGTGACATAGTCTGAAATGGAGTCGGGGACACACAGCTCGAAGTCTTGTCCAGCTCTCATCCACACCCACATCCACTTGTCTTGGCTTGCGGGTGTTGGTGTTTGAATGGGATTGAGAGCATGGATGACCAGTTCTCCATTGACTGATGCATAATCGAGCAACCACTGGCCGCCGCTTTGAATGCGGGTCGGGATGCGTTTTGCTCTGAGTTCAGAAATGTATGGGATGGTGAACTGAAAGCTGCGTGATTCATGCAAGTCCATGACAATCGAAGGATATGCCATGAGGAGTTGTGGGTCTGTCGTGGGGTCAGTTGTGATGGTGGGAATCCAAGTTGCACTGTATCTGCCTGTCGAGAACATGGAGGTGACGAACTCGATTTTGAAGTCGAGTGATCCTCTCCAGAACGTGAAAATGCGAGACACAAACGCGAGAGTCGAACCGCCATATCGCTTGAATGCTTCATAGCGTGCATCTCCCTCGGACAGCAATGGATGTACTGGGAGGGAAAAGTGGTCGTGCAGTCCAAGATCGACGCGTGCAACGAGGTTCGGTTTCTTCAGAAGAATCCGTAGATCCATCTCGTCTTGTCTTTCCTGTTGTTCTGCCTGACCTGACACTGCATTTGGAAGAAGACCAAGTCTTCTGACTGAGCGCGGGATTGGTCCATTGGAAAACGGTTCATGTGTGTTCTGATGGTTTCCGGTCTGTGGAACAGTGGGCGAGTCTCCTTTGATGTGCAGGACTTCCATGAGCTTGTTTGCCATCATGAGTCCTGGTCCTTGAGCTTGCGCTTCACTGCCTGGATTGCCC